GGTCTACTCGGTGTGGATCGAGTACACCGGAAAAACTTTAGCGAGCTAACCATCGATGATCGGTTGGATCGAGGGCGGCTGGAAGCCGTCGTCACGATCTGACCGATCTTAAAAGGAGGAATGAACTATGCCTGCACCGACTTCTGACACCACCCTGCAGCGCCCGGATCTTGGGGCTGTGGTTTACGAGTACATCGAGGGCGCCCCGGGCATGGGATACATCGGTCTCGATGTGATGCCCATTTTCGAGGTGATCGAACAATCCGCTGGTTTTCCGGTCATCCCCAAAGAGGCCCTGTTGAGCCTGCCCGATACCAAGCGCGCCATGCGCGGCACCTATAACCGGAGCGACTACGACTTTGAGGACGGCTACTATGCCACTTCAGAGAACGGCTGGGAGGAATTGATTGACGACCGGGAACGGAGCCTGTACGCCAACCGGTTCGATGCCGACGTGGTGGCCGCTATGCGGGCGACCCGCATTATTCTGGGCGGCCAGGAGAAGCGGATCGCGGACAAAGTATTTAACGCGAGCAACTTTGCGGCCAATTCCGTGGGCAACGAATGGGACGACGCGAGCAACGCCACGCCCATTGACGATGTCAATACGGGCAAACTGTCTGTCCGCAGCGCCTGCGGCCTCCTGCCCAACGTCCTGATCATCGCCTACAGCACCTATCTCAACCTCAAACGATGTGATCAGGTGGTGGATTTGCTGAAATACACCTTCCCTGGGATCGACATCAACCGGATGACCTCGGCCCAGCTTGCCGCGGTGTTCGACATCGAGCGGGTACTGGTCGGCGGTGCCGTGTATAACAGCGCCAAAAAAGGCCAGGACGCCAGTATCTCGGACCTGTGGAGCAGCGAATACGCTATGCTCACCCGCGTATCCAGCAGCCCAGACCTGCGCGAACCCTGCATCGGCAGGACCTTTCTCTGGACCCGCGAATCCCCCGGCAACACGGTCGTGGAGGAGTACCGGGAGGAAAAGGCCAGGGCTGATGTGTTCCGCGTGCGCCACGACACGGATGAGTGTTTTATCCAGAGCAAGGACGAGGACGGGGCCGCCAAGAGCACCATTTACACGGCGGTGTCGTACCTGATGGACAACATCACTGAGTAATAGTGGATCGGTCGGATCGGCCGGATCAGACGGATCGGTCGGATCGTTAGAGGAGCCCCATGTTCGACGCCATGATCGAGGACCTGTTCAGCGATGAGGACATGACCCAGGCGGCCACGTACACCCCCGATGTGGGCGCGCCCGTGGACTGCCGGGTCGTTCTGTCGCTCGGTCTCTGTCGCTCGGTCAGCGAAACCAGCCCATGGGACTGGAGGCCCAGATGTGGGGCAGCGAAACCACCATCGAATACCGGCTGGACGATGTGGGCCGCGAGGCCGACGCCGGCGAGACCTTTGTGGTGGACGGGACCACCTACGCCGTGGCCGACGCGCTGGAAAACGACGGCTTTACCGTCAAGGTGAGCGTGAAATAGCAAATGATCAGTCGGATCGGTCGAATCATCAAGGGAGCATCATGGGACGACAGCCTCTGACAGTGCATGTGGACCGGCAAAGCCTGCTGAGCATGCGGACCGTGCTCTACGGGTTGACCGACGCGATCCCCAAGATCACGCAGATGGCTGTCAACAAAACCCTGACCGGGGTGCGGACCGATGCGACCAACGAGGTGAGCAAGGTGGTCACCCCGAAAAAGACCACCATCCGCAACGCCATTGCCGTGAAGAAAATGAGCGCCGCCGACGCGAGCGCCTATGTGCGGTGCGCGGGCAGGGCCCTGGGGCTGATTCATTTTGCGGCCCGGCAGACCAAAAAGGGCGTGACCGTGCAGGTGCTGCGCTCCGAAGGCCGGAAATTAGTGAAGCACGCCTTTATCGCCGCCATGAAGAGCGGGCACAAAGGGGTGTTTTGGCGACAGTGGAGCGGGGTACGAAAACCCTACAATCCGCGGAAGGCATATGGGCGCATGCCCGCCAGCTATCGGCTGCCCATCACGGAACTGAAAAGCCTGGCCGTGCCCGAGGTGCTGGGACACCCGCCCACCATGGCGGCGGTGCTGAAACTGGCCCAGCCCCGGCTCGACAAAAACATGGACGACGCCCTCAACTACTACATCGGCAAGGTGAGGGCCGCGGCGTAGGAGCGGGGAGCGGGGAGCAGTATAGATCAGTCGGATTGGTCGGATCGGTCGGATCGGTCAGATCGTTAAAGGAGCCCCATGAGCGACAGCATCCGGGAGCAGATCATACAGGCCGTCATTGCGCGGCTGGCGGTGATCACCACCGCCAACGGGTTCAATACCGGCATCGGCGCGACCGTGGAGCGGGCGCGGAAGATGCTCGACCCGGACGATCTGCCCGCCGCCGTGGTCTGGCCCAAGAGCGAGGCCCCGGCCCGGGAATACGGCAAGGGGATGTTGGCCATGCCCATCCAGATCGACGGCATGGCCCTGTACGGCAGCGTGAATATGTCGGTGGTGGCCGAACAGATGCTCGCGGACATCATCGAGGCCATGCAGGGGATCGTGTGGAGCCTCGCCTATACCTCTGGCGGGACAACCGAGATCGAAGCCGGAAACGCCATTTCCGGACACACATCGACCGCGACCGCCCTGGTTCAAAGTGTGACTCTCGACAGCGGCACATGGGCCGGGGGCGATGCAGCCGGGACCCTGACTTTGCGACAGGTGTCCGGGACGTTCCAGGCCGAAAACCTGGACGTGGGGAGCACTGAGAATGCGGCGTCTATCGCCGGCGCCCCGACCGGGACCGATCCGGTCAATACCGTAACCGGGGACCTGGCCGACAGCATCGCGTATGCCGGCGGGGGCGTGGACGAATACCCGGACGCCGGAGACCAGGCCGTGGGCGTGCAGACCCAGTGGATACTACGGTATCGGATCGCCGCGGGCGACCCGTACCACCAATAATGATCGGTCGGATCGGTCGGATCAGCCGGATCGGTCAGATCGCAACAAGGAGGACAAAAAATGCCAACTGCAGAAAATGGGATACTCTATTACGAAGCGGGGCAGAGCCTGGTCAGCATGGCCGCCCTGACCGACTCCGGGGACCATACCACCTTCGAGAGCACGGACAATTTTTGGAGCAACCGGGACGGGTACGAGCCGGACGTGCGGCCCAACGGGATCATTACCGGCGGCGTGATCTCGCCGGCAACGAGCGGGACCAGCGATTACGTGGACGTCGCGGCCCTGACCTGTTATCTGGCAGGCGTCGAGACCGATGTGGCCGCGGACACGGACGTGGACTGCGACCGACCGGACGCCACCTATTTCATTCTGTCGTTTGCGAGCGCCGCATACACCAACTGCGTGGCCGGCGATATTGGCAAAACCGTGGTGGGCGGCGTGACCGGCGATTCCGGGACCCTGGTGGCCTACAACAACACGACCCGGCAGTGGCTCATCGATGAGGACGCGGAAACCGACGATTTCGACGACGACGACGAGGGCATCACCATCACGGACGGGACCGGGGCCGGGACCCTGAACGCCGTAGGCGCCAGACCGACGCATCAGATCAACAGCGTCACGGTCAATTCGGGCGGAACCATCGCCGTGGTCCAGGGGACCGAGGGCACGTCTTTCAGCACTACGCGCGGCGAAATCGGCGGACCGCCCTGGATCCCCACCACCAGCATCGAGATCGGCCAGGTGCGCTATACATCGGCCACTGCAGCGGCGGTGGATGACGATGAAATATTCCAGGTGATCGGCACCCATCAGGAGCGGTACGATTATCCGACCTGGGATGAAAACCGCATCCAGGTGGCCGACCAGGTGCTCGATTATGCCGGCGTGACCTTTGTGGACGATCTGCCCCTGATCCATTCGGACGATTCCGGCACGACCACGGCAACCAAAAAAGTCTATGCCGAGTATTACGAGCCGGTCTGGGCCGAAATTCAGAACGCGGAGAATTTCGTGCCGCCTGAGGACAGCTACAGCGTCAGCAGCAGGCAGGTGTACGGCGGGACCGTGGGCGCATCGAGCGCATCCCTGGGCCAGGGCTCGTTTACGTTCTACGCCAACGACGGCGTGACCGACAACCTGATCAAACTGAAGGGCGAACTCCTCTGGTTCAAATTTTACCCGAACCGATTGAAGGACCCCTATGTGGCCGCCCAGGGCAAGCTGGGTGTGTCCCGGACCTATCCGGCCGGGGACAATATCGCGTGCGCCTGCACGATCAGCGCCGAGGAAGCATCGAGCGATATTGCGAGCTAAGGGTGAACTGAGAGATCAGGCGGATTGGACGGATCGGTCGGATCAGTCGGATCGGACCGATCGTTAAAGGAGCGCCATGTTTGACGCGAAGCGGTTTTTGAATATGCCGTTTACGGCCCGGGAGGACGATGTGCGCGTGCCCGACCTGCGGGACTTTTTCCCAGAGGGTGAGGAACCGGTCTGGCGCGTGCGCGGGCTCACCGGGCAGGAGCTGGGGGTCGCCATCCATGCAGCCGAGCGCAACAAAAATGCCGAGGCCATCCTGGACGGCATTGCATCGTCCGTCAGCAGCCGGAAGGCCGATGCAATCCGCAAGCTGCTGGGCGAGCGGGGCGATGTAACCGACGATGTGGCCCGACGGCTGGAGATGTTCGTCATGGGGTCGGTCACGCCCGAGGCCGACATGCAGTTGGCCGTCAAAATGTGCCGCGTGTATCCCATCGAGTTCCTCCAGATCACCAATGCCGTCAACAAGCTCACCGGCATGGGCCAGGTCGCAAAAAAAAAGCCGCCATCCTCTGGCACGACATGAGCGTGCGGGCCGCCATGAGCCTGTGCCGCGTCCATCATGCGTTCCTTTATCAGGTCCGCCCGGATATATGTCCTCAAGGCTTTCTGACCGATGTGGAGCTGGAGCTGTGGGGACGCTTTTACGATGAGCGAGAAAAAATGTAAGGAGCGTCATTCATGGCCGATATCGAAAAGACGGTCGAAATCATCTTCTCCGGGGTGGACAACGCGAGCAAGACCTTTGCCTCGGTCACGAAATCCCTCGAAAACTTCTCCGGTAAAATAGAAAGCGGCACCCAGCCCCTGGCCGATCTGGCATCCGGGGTCCTCAAAGCCGAAGCCGCCCTGGCCGCCCTGGCCGCGGGCGGTCTCGCCTACGCCTACGCAAAATCCATACAATTCGAAGCGGCGACCATCGAGCTGCAGAAGGTGATCGGGGACGAGGCCGATCAGTTAAACCTGGCCCAGGCCGCGGCCCTGGAGCTGTCGGACGCCTATGGGGTGGCGTCATCCAATGTGCTGCAATCCACGGCTGCGTTCAAGCAGGCCGGTTTCAGCGTCGAGGAGGCCATGCAGTTGACCCGGAACGCCCTCGATCTGGTGATTGCGGGCGATATCGAGGCGGCTGAGGCATCCGAAATCCTGATTGCGGCCCTCAAGGGATTCAATGCCCCGGCCAGCGAGGCTGCGCGGCTCATCGACGTGCTCAATGAAGTTAGCAACCAGTACGCCACCGACGTGGAGCAGTTGGGGGCGGGCATGGCGGCCCTGGCGCCCATTGCCAATCAGATGGGGTTCTCTTTTGAGGAAACCGCGGGCATTCTGACCCCTGTGATCGAGGTGTTCCGCAGCGGGGACGAGGCGGCCAACGCCCTCAAGACCGGGCTGCTGAAGCTGGTGGACGACAGCAAGCCGGTCAAAGACGCCCTGGCCCAGATCGGGGTATCCCAAACTGATGTTAACGGCAAGCTGCGGTCCGGCAAAGACATCCTGATGGACGTGGCCCAGGCTTTCACCGGTCTGGAGGCCAACGAAAAGAGCTACATCACCCAGCAACTGGTGGGCATCAACCAGGCCGCCCGCATGGTGACGGTGTTCGACAACCTGAGCACGTCCACCGAGATCACAGCCGCGGCCATGGCCGCCGCCGGATCCGCAGCATCCGAGGTGCAGGCCCGGCTGGCGTCGGGCGAGGTGGCCGTCGAGCGGTTCAAGGTCGGGTTTCAGAACCTGGCCATCGCCGTCGGGGATCAGTTCCGGGATGCGGCCACCGGGGCCGTGAACGGGGCCACGGACATCGAGACGGCCCTGTCGAAACTGGCCGCCGGGGGCGCGTTCGACGCCGTGCTCGGCGTGGTGGAAAACCTGGCGACCGACATGGGGGACCTGTTCAAGGGAATTGCAGAGGCCATGCCCGAGGCCCTGGAACAGGTGGATTGGTCCGGGTTTACGGATTCGCTGGAAGGCGTCGTATCCGAGGTGGGGGACCTGTTCGACGCCTTTTTCGGCGATATCGACTTGACCACGCCCGAGGGGCTGGCCGCGGCCATCCAGAAGATCATCGACGCCGGGACCGCCCTCAACAACGTGGTGTCGGGGCTGCTGGACGCATGGGAGCCGTTTGTCCGGAAACTCGGGGAGGCCATCGACGCCTTCAGCCAGGGCGACGCCGACGTGCAGGAGTTTGTGGGGACCATACTGGGATTTGGCCAGGCCCTGAATAAATTATCCGGGATTGCGGGCGAGGTCTCTTCCGCGCTGAGCGGCATTGCATCGGCCTTTTCCGGGCTGCTGGCCCTGAAGCTGACGGGCATGGTGACGGATACCGGCGCCCTCGGAAAAAACCTCGGGGCATTGGGAGCCGTGGGCAAGGTGGCGGTGCCGGTGACCATCAGCATTGTCGGGGCTAAAATTTTGTCCGAAATCGTGTACAGCCTGATCCCAGGGTTGAAAGAACTGGATCAGAAAACGTTCAGGGCCACCATCGATCTGGGCGGCAACCTGTACGATTTTTTGATCGGCGACGCCGTGAAGCAGGTGGGCGATTGGGGCGAGGACGTGGGAAACCTGATTGCGGACGCCATCGAGGCCATATTCGACGTACAGGAAGCCCACGCCATGGAGATTCCGGTTGCGCTCGACACCGGGCCGATCGAACGGGATCTGAATAGTCTGGACTGGTCCGACTGGGACGACATGGGACCGACCGTAATCCCGAAACTCGACATGGATCAGTTGGAGCGGGACCTCGCCTCCCTGGACTGGTCCGACTGGATGGATATGGCGCCCGCCATCACCCCGCAAATCGTGTCGGCGGGCATGGATCCGGATGCGTTTAAAAACATCGAGGACTTTGCGGAGCAAATCGAACACGAATTAGAAGATGTCGGGGTTGTAGACGTCGACGCGGATGATACGTCTATCGAGGACACCAAACGAAAAATACAGCAGAGTTTTAAAAACGCGACAATGGCGCCTGTGGGTCTGGAGTTTGATGGGACGGGTGTGGGGCCTGCATTGGAGGACGAGCTGAATAAGCATTTTAGCGACAACCCTATGAAGATGGATGAGATATTCGACCCAGGGTCGCTGTCGGATTTGTTTGCGGCCCTGGAGGGCAGCGATTCTGTCAGAAATCGCACAATGATCGAACAGGCCATAAATGAACAGATGAGAGTGCAGCGCGATTTGGCGAATATCCAAAAAGCCGCTGCCCAACAGATGTGGGATGCTGCGTATATGACGCAGATGACCGCTGAACAGGACGGGACGATCCAGATCGAGGCAGCCGGTCTGGAACCGGAAATGGAGGCCTTTATGTGGAAATTGTTGAAAAAAATCCAGGTGCGGGCCAACGAGTCGGGCGCCGAGTTCCTCCTGGCCGCAGCGAGTTAACAGCGGTCGGATATCTTAAAACCTCAAAAGGAAGCCAAAAAGCCCATGATCAGTATCAGCCCACAAGTGCAGAGCAGCTATTTTATTTTGTTGCGGGAGATGGCATCGTCGCGCCTCAAAAATTATTCCCGGCGGGTGTCGCGCGCGGCCACCCTGGACGGGGCCAGCGTCATCAATGACAGCGGTTATACCGACACCGACCGCACCCTTGACATACGGGTTCGGATCACTGCGGCCCAGGAGAGCATTATCAGCTATTTGATGGAGACGTACTCCCTTTTAACCGTGGTCACGGATGAAGGATGCTATACCTGCGCGCCAAAGACCTGGCGCTTCCCTCCCGTGGCCGGTCCCGATGACCCGAACGCCATATTGACGCTGTTGATTGCATCGTAAAAACATATATCTGACCGATCCGTCTGATCCGACCGATCAGACCGATCCTTTAAAGGAGGTTTCACCATGGCACGAGGAGACATCACTATTTTTGAGGAGGCGCTGGCGTACCTGATCGACGGAGGCTGGGAACCCGCCGACGTCATCAAATGCGCTGTGCTGGACGATACCACTACGCCGACAGCGGCAGACGCCACTCCAGCCCTGGGGGACTACACCGAGGTGGGCGATTCAGGGACCTATACGGCGGGCGGGACGTCCCTGGGCACCCTGGGCGATTGCGTGAGCGAGGCGGGCGGGACCATGACGTTCGACTCGGCCACCAACCCCACATGGGCGCAGGACGCCAGCAACGACGCGGACGCCTACTGGGGCCTGATCTACAACGACACGGACGGGTCTGACCTGGCCATCGCCTTTGTGGACCTGGGGGGCCCGGTGGATATGAGCAAAGGCGATCTGACCATTACGTGGAACGGGTCAGGTATCTTTACTATCTCGTGAGGGGCGTAAATGGCTTGGCTGGGCACATGGGCGAAACGCATAGAGATTACGCTTGACAAGGATCAGGTAGACGCAGCCCTGTCGAACTTCCCTGTCCTGCTCTACCTCTCTGCTGCTTCGGGCGTCGGGGACGTTGATGTGTCATCTGTTTTTGACGAACTGACGTCTGACGGAAACCGTAAGAAAATTGCGGTCACGACGTCAGACGGCGAAACCCAGTGTTATGTCGAGATCGAGCGATGGGATGACGCCAACGAAAAGGCTTGGCTGCACGTCAAAGTCCCTGCCGTGTCCAACAGCGCAGACACGGATATTTATCTCTACTATGATGCAAGCCAGGCCGACAATACGACGTATGTGGGAGATGCAACCGATACCCCTGCTAAAAGCGTGTGGGACGGTGATTTTGAAGCTGTCTGGCACTTAGCTCAAGACCCCAATGGGGATGCGGCCAACTGTATTAAGGACAGTACAAGCAACAGCAACCACGCGAGTCCCAATGGCAGCATGACCACGGCAGATTTGGTGGACGCCAAAGTAGGAAAGGGGTTGGATTTTGACGGAAGTGACGATTACTTAAATTGTGGCAGCCCCCATGATTTCAAAGGCAGTGCTGATTTTACAGTAGAGTGCTTATTTAAAACGTCTCATGCGAACGAACAAATATGTGCCACAGATGTGGGGTCTGGGTTTAGTCTCAGTTTGGTCCCGGCTGGATCTGGCTATCTGCTTTCGAAAGTTGATGATGGGCCGGATTCAGCGTATGTGCAGTCTGCTAACGAGTATGACGATGGTAGTTGGCATTATAGCGCGTCCGTTTGGGATGCATCTGACAATGAGATCGAAAGTTTTGTAGACGCCAGTTCTGTTGGGACAGACTCCAACTCGAACATTGATGACCTGACCGACACTTTTGTTGTGGGCGCCACCAAAGTTGGGCCAACTAAATATTATGGCCAGGTGGCCGTGGATGAAGTGCGCATCAGCAGTGTTGCGCGTCCCGATGCCTGGATCAAAGCGACCTATCACAGCTTATGGGACTCACTGGCGACATTTGGGCACGAGGAAGTAAACGTTTTCGCCCCCAACGCCGCAGCCATTTCGCACGAGATTGACATCGCAGCCACCTGCGCGTCCCTGACCATCAGCCCCAACGCCGCAGCCATTTCGCACGAGATTGACATCGCAGCATCCTGTGCGTCATTGACTGCATCCGCGCTAAACGCAATAGTCGGAATCAGCCCAAATGTCTCCGCCGCATGCGCCTCCCTGACCATCACCCCCAATGCCGCGACCATCACGTGTAATGTCAATCTGACCGCGGCCTGCGCATCGCTGACCATTGCGCCCGCAGCGGCCAATGTCGCCCTCAATGTCAATGTATCCGGGACATGCGCAACCCTGTCGCTGACTGCGAATGCAGCCGATGTGGAATGCGATGTCGTGCACGTCAATGCAACCTGCGCGTCGCTCTCTATTGTTGCGAGGGCATCGCTGCCCATGACGCAGTGATCTGGGACGGGGCCGCATGGGCCGCATGGATCACGGCGCACGATCACGAGATCACCCGGCTCTATACCCTGACCCTGACCGGCGATGCGGACGGGGAGGATGATTTGATCCTGCCCATGGCGTCGTTTCAGGCCCGGCGCCGGTCGGGCGAACCCACATTTTTGGCCGCGGTGATCC